CGGCGATGACCGGCCCGACGGTGTTGCTGGTCGGCACCGTCACAGAGCCGTCCTGATTGGTTCCGGTCAGCTCGCCGCCGATCATGTTGCCCACGTCGCTCTCTTGGAGGATGTAGCTTGTGCCGGTCGCGCCGGGGATCACGGTTCCGCCGCTTGTCCACTCGCGGGTGAAGGTCGGACTGCCAGACCAATTGCCGTTGATCATTGTCAACTGCGAACCGACTGCAAGGTCGGTCAGCACATTGATCGAGGGCGGCAGGGTGTTGACCGGAGGCGTCGGCGTGACGGGAGCCACAAGCTCGACCATGCCGCCCGGCGTCGGCGGATGGAGCTGCCACACCGCGCCGTCGGACGCGAGCGCAACGCCCATCGTCGAGAACGGCAGATAGTCCTCAATGGCGTCGATGGCCATGCGACTTTCCCTTCGCATGATGCGACCGCTTCGGCTTCGGCTCGGGCTCGACGGCCTCGGCGCCCACTGAGCGGGCTTCCGCGCTTGCCAGGACGGGCGGCGTCCACGGGAGCTGCGGAATGTTCGGCGCGGTCGAAATCAAGATCGGTTGCGTCCCCGGCGTGGTCGGCAAGGGCAAGGGGACGGGCGGCGGCGGTTGCACGGCGCTGTAGATGATCGGCGGGCTCGGGCCGGGCGCGGTGAAAGCGGGAAACAGGCTGTCGGCCGTCGGCGTCGCGGCGTCGCCGGTCGCATACTGCGGTTGAGGATAGCCCGCCACACTCGGGGGAGAGGCGGCGGGCGGAACAACCGGCGTCGACGCCGGCAAGTTGCCGCCGAAGCCGACTTGTGGGGGAGGAAGCCACGTCCCGGCTGTCCCAAGGGGGAATGACGGCGGAAGGCTCTCGCCGCCCGCCACAATGACCGGCTGCGGAATGCCAGCGATGCTCGGCGGGACCGGCGCGTCCGTGATTGGAGGCGTGCCGTTGCTCATACCGAGTACGCCTGGGTAATGTTGGCGAAACCGGCCCCGGTGATGACCACATTCTGCCCGTCGGCCAAAACCGTCCCGCCAGAGCACATATTGACCAAAATCGTGCCCGGAGCGCACGGATCAGGCTGCCAGCCGAAGAAATTGGGCGGAACTCGCCCCGGAAGGGGCCGAATGGGCGGATCAGTGCGCCCGGTGCGCCTCTGCCACGCCCGCCAGCCCTCCAAATACTCGTCATGGGTCGGCCGGGTCCATGTTTCACATGAAACGCCGGATTGGTCGAAATTTCTTTGGGGAAAATTCGCGTTTGCAGCGCGGGGAGGTGTCACAGCCACTCCCATCCACCTCGCCGTGGTGGCGATGGACTGCGCCATAGGGTCAATCGTCGGCGGCCCCGGATTGCGCGCCTTCAACTGCACCTCGGGCGGCCCGTTTTTGCGGATTTGCGCCTGGACTTGCAGCGTTTGGCCGGAGCCAGAGGGCGGCCAGGACGGGGAAGGCGGCGGCTGAGGCCCGTAACCCGGCCCCTGACCCGGCAAGATGCCCGTCCCTGGAACTCGAGCCGGGTTGTAGTGCTGAACCTGGGGCCGGAACATCACGACTTGGTTCGAGCCGGTCTGAACAACCCAAGCGCCCTTCGGCAGCACGTAACCCCACGGATACCACGACAAATTGATGTCGCGCGGCTGTCCGAACGGCGAAAGCGTGTCGCCGGGCGGGCCGGGAGGCCATGCGGAGACCGGGAGCATCAGAAAGCGGCGCCCCCGGTGATGCCTTCCATGATCACGCCCGTCGAGGGCTTGGAGCACACCAGATTGAGCGCCGTGAGGCTCAATCCGACGCTCGCGATCTGGCCTTGCGGGATGGTCGAGTACCAGCCCGTCCATGCGAAGTTCGCATCCTCATGGACAACCAGCGTGATGTACTTGGAATTAAACCCGATGGCCGTTCCCTGCGGGCAATTCAGGTCGAAAAATAGTGGAGTATCGCCAAGGAGCAACCCGCGAAAACCACTATTAACGGGATCGTCCTTTCCCCACCTTGAAGAGGGATCATTGTTGTACCGCTCCACCGCCATGAAATCGGTGAGGAGCGTAGTCCAATCTTCTACACTCATTACGACAAAATCGAGCGCTTCGCCGCCTGAGTTTTTGACCGCCGCGAGAAGGTTCGGGATGAAGGCGGCGCGGGTCAGAACGTCGCCAGCGGTCGGGATCGAGAGGCCCGCCCAATCGGGATAGCCGCTCGCGCCCGTGCGCGCCAAACCGCCGTAAGGGGTCGTTGTCCCGTAGGCGTCGGCCAATGAGTACATCTGCAACACGTTCGTCGTCGCCGGGCCGAAGAGCGAACCGGCGAGCGCCTGAAGCGCGCTGTTCTTCAGGTCGTTGAGCTTGAGCATGAGACGGCTCGCGACCGCGATGGCGTCCTGCGTCACAAGCTGTTCGAGGCCGAGCGAGCTGACCGGCGTCGCCAGACAGCACATGTTGAACTCGGCGTTGACGGTCGCGGCGACATCCTGCGGAAGGTCGAATTGGCCGGCGGGACCAATCCAACTCGACTGGACGTACTGCCCGGTCTGCACGGGCTGCGTGTAGGGGGATACACCGCCGCTGGCCCGGATCGCATTGCGCAAGAGCAATGCGAGCAGCGGGTTTTGCTTGTAGATCAGAATGACGACCATCTGCGCAAAGACGCGACGGACGGTGGCTTCCAGCTCTAAACCGATTGGCCCCGACGGGATGATGCCTGCGCCGAGTTGGGGCATGGGAGATTACCTTCCTCTTGCGCGCTCCGTGTCTCGTTGGATTGCGCCTAGAATTTCCCGTCTGGCCCACGCTTCAGGCTCGGCTGCTATTTCCTTAAAGTTGTCGGCCTTTTCGTGATGCCAGAATTGACTGTCATACGTAGGCTCGCTCGTCTTTGGGTTCTTACTCGCCCTGTAGCTCGCGGCCACCTCATGATCGGCGACCGCGTGATCCTGCATCCACCCCTCAAGGTCTTTGAGGCCGTCGTCGGTGAAGCCGTATTCCTTCTTCACCTTCTCGCGGCTGGCGTTCCAAGCGTCCGCGTCGGCCTTGGTCCGCGCCGTCTCCTGTTCCTTCTTCTTCGCCTCCTGCTCGGCGGTGAGCCGCTGGTCGATCTTGTCCTCAAGGTCCAAGTCGGGGATGGCGAGGTTCGGGTACTTGCGCTTGATCAGGCGCTTGGCCTCTTTGTTGAGCTGCGGATCGTTGTAGATGCTCTCAACGAAATCGGCGGTCATCCGCTTGTTTTGGAGGAAAGCATATTCCTCGTCGGAAACCTGTCGCGGCATGTCATGCTCTCAACTTGACGGAGAGTGGGGCTGGACATCTAGCCTCAACACGGCTCGCCCGCCCCGTCCTCACCGGACGTTCAGGAATTGTTGGTCTTGCCCGTGATCGCCGGTTGCAGCGGCACGCCGCCTTCAGGCTTCGGAACCACGGCGGGGATCGCGCCCCACTCGCTCGTCTCGGATTGCGTGTCCACTTGGAGGATCGTCCGGGGCGGCGTCTCCGGGGGCGTCGTGATCGGAGGATCGTAGCTTCGGTTCTGCGCCATAGTGGCCTCCTATAGGGTTGACTGTCAATCGATTAGATTGACAGTCGCCCAAGCGTTTACGTTCGCCGCTGTTGCGCCGTCGGCGTCGGCGTTCCGCCCGGTTCCATCGGGTGCTCGGGTCTCAGGTCGGCGTCGATCACGACGTAGCGGTACATCGCGCCATGCCCGCCGCCGCCGATCAGAACGAGGGCGATGTACTTGCCCTTCACCTGGGGCGGGAGCGGCGGCCAGATGGTGCCGGGCGGCAGCGCGATTGGATGGTCAGGCTTCAAGCCCTCCCACGGATGCTCGGGGGTGAGCGGCGGCCATAGGCCCGGAGGCGGTGGCGGCAGCTCGTGATCGGGCTCGACCGGAAGATCAACCCCATAGTCCGGATCGGTCGGGTCCTCGGTGCCGGGCAGCTCGTTATCGGGGTGTCCGGGGCGGCCCCGCTTTCGGATGCGTAAAAATCCACTCACAAATGGCATTTCACTCTCCCTAGTCCCTCGACGCCTGGACAACCCCGGCGACGATCCCAATCGTTGAAAGCCCCAACTCGATCCACGTCAACGGCGGATCGAGCGGGGCGGGGATGCGCTGGCTCACCAAGATCGGCATGAGCCAGAACATCCCCGTTAGGATTAGACCAAAGGCGTCAGACGAAGAGCCGTCGATCTTCGCCACGTCGCCATGCCTCCCAACAGGCCGAAGCCGAGAACGAGCATCGCCCACGTCGAAGCCTCGGGAACCGTCGTCGTGTCAACGAACGTCCCCGAACCGCTGATCGCCTCGCCCGTCCCGCCGGCCTGGGTGAAGGCCAGATCGAGCGTGCCGAAGTTGTTGGTCGGAACGCCCGGCCCCGTCAGGACGCCGGTCGCAACGATGTCCAGCGTGTCGCCGATGAAGCTGACACCCGTGCTCTTGGTCGTGTCCGTGAACGCGCCGCCGTCCCACGAAATGGTAATCGCGGAGCCGATGGCGGTCAGGATCGGATTGGTCAGCGTGACCGTATCGCCCGGAACCAAGCCGCCAAGCGAAATCGGCACTGACGAAGCAATCCAGTTCGACACGTCAATCGACGTGGCGATGGCCAGATCGTCGCCGGGCAAACTGGAAAGCCCGTTGGCGTTGGCCGAGAAATCCGTGTTGATGATCGTCGCCGCCGCTCCGGGCGCGACGGTTGCGGCCAAGAAGGCTGCGGCCAATAGCAATCTATTCATGTTACACTCTCCTGCCCACAATTGGGCGGGAAATGACTATCACGATCCCGGAAGGGGTGTCGAGGGCATGGGCGGCGGCGGCGCTCCGCCACCAGCTCCACCGCCTGGGCCGCCTTGCCCCATCGCCCCCTGGACGCGGCTCAAGAGCTGGTTTTGCACGGTGCGGCGCATCTGGTCGCCGAGCATGGTTTTCTGAATGCCGACGGCCGGGCCAATGCCGCCAGCCCCGCCAAGGTGTTTCGAGAGGTTCTGGATCGTTTTGTAAACGTCGCTGTGCAGCTTGTCGCCCGGCATCAACCCCATGCCCGCTTGCTTGAGGATGTTGATCGCCTGAATGATCATGTTCATGCTGTCGGCTTGGTTGCCGGGGCCGGGCGCCGAGACTTGCGGCCCCATGCGCGAGCGCGCGAACGCCGCCATGCCGGGGCCAGGAGGACCGCCGCCTTGGCCGGGCGGAGCGCCAGTGGCCGGCGGGGGAGGCGGAGGACCGCCGCCCGGATCAGGGCCAGGGCCTTGCCCCATCGAAGGATCGTCTTGGGTCGGGTCTATCCCGTCAGGCATGTCTCACCCCGAGAGGCCGCCCCCGTGATCGAGCTTTGGGGGGCCTGTAGTCGCCGGGAGCGGCCCTCCCTGTGATTGCGGTGCTAGGAGGGGCCTAGCCACAGGGCGGGCGGAAATTAGCCGTCAATGCGCGCCCTGTCGAGCCTTCCCCTTGGGCGCCCGGCCGCCGCCCTTGCCATCGATCCCCATGACGGCCTTGATCAAATCCTCTTTCTTGCCCTCTTCGGCCGCCTTCGCCTGCGCCTTCTGCCGCTGTTTCAGCCGCGCCAACAGAAGCTCCGCGCCGGGCGGATGCAGCATGTGAATTAAATCCTCGGCGTCAATCGCTCCCGCTCGGGCAAGCGCGATTGCAACTTGTCGGTTATCCTCTGCAAAAGCTGGCGACGCTGAATGGCTGTCAACGGCGACTTGGAAGCCGCTTGGGAGCTGGCTGAGAAGGAACTCTTGCTTGGTGTCGGCGGTGGTGTAGACGAGCGCGTCCATCGCCTGCATGATGCGGAGCGCCAGAAACCCGACATCCGCAAGCTGCCGCTCAATTCGTGCGGCTTGATCGATAAGCCGGGGCGAGCTTGTCCGCACCAGGGTTTGAGCATGGACGCCAGCGCGCACACCCGGCTCTCCCTGTCCAGACATGACCGGGCTGAAACCACTAGCCTCATCGAACAATTTGAAAATAAACTCAAGCTCTTCCAAGTAGTTTTCGGGCGGCGGGTCCAGTAGTTTCGACGCTTTCGCATTTGGATTTGGGTCGTTAAGAAAACCTCCCTCGTTGATAATCTTATAGTATTGTTCCTCTGTGACCGAGCTGAACCCGCTGAATACTTGTGGAGCATTGACGTTCCTGTCCCACATGATCTTGATGTCGCGGAGACGCTTGGAAAGCATGTCCTGCAACATCTGGACGCTCGCGATGATCGAGCGGCCCCAAAAATAGCCGGGCGTCTGTTGGCCCTGGACCTTGACGAACGGCGTCTTGCCCGGAACGCGGCTTAGGTTTCGTCGCGTCCGATCCCCTTCAAGGATGATTGGCTCGGCCCCGTAGATCGTTTGGATTGTCGTCCAATCTTCGGCCCGGTCGCGGTCTTTGATCCATACTTCGCAGAGTTTGACTGTGGGCGCGAAGCGCCTTTGTGGTCGCCAAGGGGTCGGAACGGGGAACACGTTGACGATACCGGCAGCGCTTGACGGCGCGTCTCCCACGTCTCCGAGGGGTTGGAGGCCTCCAACAACCATCTGATGGAAATATGTCGGCTCTTCCTCATCGCGGTCAGGCCCCGGGTCGTCGTCGAGCTGTTTCATGATGCGCTCGTAATCGGGATGATCCGCGAGCATCGTGCGCAGCTTGGATTTTGTCGGGTAACTCACATGACAGAGGGCTTCCTGCTCGTCAATCGATAAGGTTGTCTCTGACAGGACGCCAAAGTTCTGCGGGTGAACGTGGCCGGTCTTGAACGAGCCGCTGTCCCCGTCTGGCAAAACCTTTAACAGTTGCGCGCCATTGACCAAGCTCCAAACCACCGCCTCGGCAAAGCTCACGTCGGCGTCGGTCTGCTTGAAGTCGGCGCTCAGTTTCTCGGCGACGAGCTGGCAGCGTTCCAACACGTCATCTTCCTCGCTGCTGTCATAGCTGAGCTGGAAGCGGACATCGGTCGGCTGCATGAGGAAGCCAGCCAGCTTGTCCACGAACGGGCCGATCTTGTTGTAGAGCGCGGCCCGGCTGTCCATCGAGCCCATGTAATAATATTGGGCCGCCCGCGTGTAGACCATGCCGCGCTCGGTCGCGCTCGCCATGCACTCGTCGATAATTTCCTTGATCCACAGCTCAAGGAAGCCCGGCTTGTTGGGGATGCGGAGCGCCATTTACCAGACCTTGATGGCTCGGCGCTTGCTCGCCTCGATCAAATCGACTTGCGTCCCCTCCGCAATGCCGCGCTTGAGCATGTCCAAGCCGTCCATGCCGAACTGTCGTCTGTTTTGCTTGCCAATGTTGATCGCGGTTTCCAGCATCGCCTTGTGGCCCGCCGCCTGCCAATCGGACGGCAGGACAGAGCCGGTCTGATCCTTGTACCGGACTTTAGGCGTTGCGCCTTGACGATGATCGCTTTGGAAGTTGGCGACTTGGTAATCGTTCGCGATGATGCTTTCCGTGATCGCCGCCGCCCTCGACCGGACGCTCCCCCCTATCGCTGGCGGCTTGAACTCTTGGTTCATCTCCCTCGCGTCGCAGGCCTCGCAACTCGGCGGCGGCTTCTGCCATTCCTCCGCCGTCAGCGTCACCTCGATCCGGTGATTGCACGCCGGGCAGTGATACGTTCTCACTATCATCGCCGAGCCCCAAGTGTCGTTTCAGTTCCTTGACGGCTTCCTCAACCTTCCGAATGCGCTCTTCGGTCAGCGCCGTGCGAAGGAACATCTGCGCCATTCACGTCGCCTTCGCCGCCTTCGGCCACGTCGCGGCTTTCACCGTCCACATTTGCGCGTCAAGCGTGCGGAACGTCGCCTCGCTCCATAGCGTCGCCAGCTCGTTATCGCCCGCCGTCAGCAACTCGTCGTGGCAGAGGTCAATGATTTCGGCGAACAGCCCCTTGAGCCGCGCCACCTTCGGGTCTCCGCTCGGGTTGAACGAGAAGCCAACGAGCCTGTGACCGTAGCTGTCCTCGTTCTTGCGGTCGTAGCCTGCCATCTTCGCTCGTTCCTCCGCGCTGTGAGGGATGTTCAAATCCACGGTCGGCGGCTTCGTCATCAAAACTTCTCCGCTCGCGCCTTGACGTTCGACTTCTGGTTAATCTTGCGTATGTGCTCGGAAAAAGCAAACGACAGCACAGTCGCCGGGTTGGCGGGCGGGCGCTCGCCCTTCACGCTGTCCCAAGTGAGCTTGCGCGCAATCAGGCCGGCGCGACGCCATTCCGTCCATGTGTGATGCGCAAGAACGGTCGCGCTCACAAGATCATCGTTTACCCCGGTGTCAGGCCCGGCGCCAATCCAGCCGCTCTCTTCCTCGACAATCGCCTGTAACTCTTCGACCAAGCGGATCGAGCGGAACTCGATCCGGCGAAGCATGATGCTGTCGCGAAGCGAGCTGTAGATCATCGACTTGTTGTCTTGGTTCGTTTTCCACGCGATCACGTTGCCCGCGCCGCCCAACGTGTCGGCCCGCTTGTAGAGGAACCACCGCACCGCACCGATCATGTTGAGGATGTCGTTGGCCCCCGGCTCGCCCTGAAGAATGCCGCGCTCGGCGAGCTGGCGGAGGTTGCGCACCTCGGGGATCACGGCCGCGCCGACGCCCGACACTTCGATGTTGGCCAGATGATCCTTGTACGCGCCGCACAGATGCGACAGCACCCAAGCGAACTGATAGGTCAGCGGCCGGTTCGATTGGAACTCGGCGACTTGCACCAGCCGGTCGGCGTAGCAGCGAAACACCTCAAGCGCGTGGTCGTTAGCGTCGCCGCCCCCGCCCCCGCTTGGATCGCCGCCGATGACGTATATGCCCTGCGGCTCGGGAGGCTCCCACACTTTCAGCATCACCTCTTCGCGCTTTGTCGTCTGCGCTATCGACGAGCCCAGGAAGGCATCCTCGAAGTTGTATTTGTAGCCCTTGTAGGGCGGCCCGCTCGTCAACCCTTCGTTCAACTCCAAAGTCCGTTGGGCGGGGAAGAACGATGATCCCGAGGCGATGAAGCACTCCCGCTCGTTCCACGGGTAATGCCGTAGCATGTATTCCTCGGCGGAAAATTCCGCCTCCCGTCTCCACCATGCGACTTGCTCCGGTTGAACCGTGACGCCGTACTCGCGCCGCACGTAGCGCGCCTTGTCAACCTCTTCGCTTGTCAAGCGTCCGTCCCAATAAGTCCGGTAGTCAGGGTCGCTCTTCGGGATCGAGTACGTCGGATTGGCCCAAAAGCCGACGAAGATGAACCGCATGTGGCGGTCTTGCTTCGCTTGCTGGCAGTGATTGTAGAACCAATTGAAGCCGTTCGCGATGCTCTCCCACACGTAGAGCCGACGCGGGTTCACGCGCGCGAGCGAGGCCTTCAGGCTCTCGACGCCGGCGAGGCTCTTCCACTGCCCGCACTCCGTCGCGTGCATCATGTTCAGCGCGCGGCTCGCGCCAAGATCGGGATTGCTCGCCGCCGCCATCAAATCGATCACGCTCTTGTTGGCGAACACCATCCCCGTGCGATTGTTGCTGATCAGCCGGGAACCGCCGCTGCGCCACTCGGGCGGCAAGGTCTCCAACAGCGCGGCGAAAATGCGCCGCAAGCGCTCAAGGTTGTCGGTCCGGTCGGCGATGATCGCGCCTTGAACGCCGGGATTGGCGAGCGCCCAAAACAACTCGATCACTGAGCAAACCGTCGTGATCGCCACCTGTCGGCATTTCAGCACGACGAACTCATGCACGCCTTCGTCGAGCCCCTTCGCTACCGCGTCAACGACCATCCGTTGCGACATCCACGGATCGACATGCGTGCGGCCCTCTTCCTTCGTGTCAATCTCAACGCTTGACAGAAGATCGTAAATGCCTTGGCGGATCGAGGGGCGGTCAGCCATTGCGCACCGGCGCCGGTACAGAGGGCGTGAAGATGTCGCCGTCGCGGCGCTTCCAGCGATGCGACAGAAACCCTTGCACCACGGTCTCCGGCGTCACCAAGTCCGATATGGCGATGGTCAGCGCCGCGGCCTCGCGATCAAGAGCCGCTATCTCTCGCGGGCTCAACTCGTCATTGCAGTCCATGACGCCCTCCGGTTGTGCGGCGTCATCGAATTGTGATAAACGCCAAACGCCCCTCCGAAGCGGGGCGTCTGACAACTTTAGGCTGATCGCCGCCGGGACGCACTCTCCCCGGCGGCGATTTTTATTTCCAGTAGTAGCTGAGCACCGCCCCGATCAGATTTGCGAGCGTCACAAACTCGACGCACGCCAGCGTCGTCCAGAACGCGAACTCGGCGAACGTCCTCATGGCGTGAGCCTCTGTTGCAGCCGCCACAGCTTGAAGCGCGGCTTGGGCGGCGGATAGAAGC